AAGCTATCGTTTGAAATCCAAGTTCGTAACGTCCCGGTAGAAATCGAAAGCCCCGGTGTTGGCGCTGCGCTAGAGGCTGAGCAGTCACTTAACATCACTGTACCAAGCGAAGTTGGTGTGCCTGCGAACGCACCGTACATGCTACGCAATGCGCTACGCTCCATCACACACCGCACTGAGCCAGAGATCAACGCAGCCCGCACAATGGCAACGCGCCTGTCTTTGCTTGGTCACGTGTTTAATCCGAACGTGCGGTCTGACAACTTCAAAGAGTTCCGTAAGGAGATGCGTCAGCTTGCATCTAACGTTATCAAGAATGAAGACCTTACCCAATCAGTGCGGGCACTTGCGCGTCGCTTGATTACATCTAAGGCAGTTCCGACGGAGAGCATTGACGACATCCGTCGTGGTGCAGCGGAGTTCGGTTATGATGCAGATGAGTTTATCGTCAACGTTGTCCTTGATGATGTAGATATGAACACTGATAGCTCCTACGGCAAAGCAGTTATGGACGACGTTCGCTCCGCGCGCGGTGCTGAATTTGACGACATCATCTCTGGTGTGCGCTCAAGTATGCGAGAAAGCATCGCCTACGTACTCAACGGGCTAGTTCCAAGTCGAGCAGCACGCGAGCGTTTCTTGCCTCTGTTTACCTACGGAGACATGTCACGTACCGTAAGTGACTTTGACCCAGCATCACCCGTCACTCGCTTTACTGATGAGGTTCCAACAGAATTTGCTGAGGAGTTTGCATCAGAGATCGTAGGCAAGATGTCGCCACCATCACGCTTGGCGGCGCAACGCTTTACTGGCGAAACAAACCCGCAAGTCTACTACGTAGGTTCATCGAGCGATGCACGCTTGGACGGCATGACATTTGTCTCTCGCCGTCCCGAAAATACATCCTACGCAGAGGCGGGTAACATTATCGACCAGAGCGATGATCCAGAGCGCATGTCTCAGGTAATGGATATTCTGACATCGACACGTAATGCGATCAACGAAATGCGCGCAATGGGCAACGTGTCACCACAACGCCTAGAGGCTATGTACTCACGCGAGCGTGTGATCCGCGAGGAGATCGAGCGCATGGGTGGCATTGATACATCAATGACAACACCAGTGTTCGTTAGCAACACCAAGCCTCTTACAATCATGCGCACAAATACAGTTCGCATGCCTGCAATCCAAGAGGTCATTCACCTGATTAAATCTCAGGAAGACCCCAACCTACCATCTCGTGCAGAGCAACTTGAACAAACAATGGGTACATTTAGTGCCGAGCAAATGTTCGACATGCTATCCAATGCAGCGGGCGGTGCGCGCCGTCTACGTAGAATGCTACGGGAAGAAGGATACACTACGTTGCAAATGCCAGGGCGGTTAGCCGTACTGAAAGATGACTACGTAAAACCTATCCGTAGCAACTTGTTCGATGAGAACGGACAGGACATGTCTGGACTACGGCCTACTGCATCTGACATTAACGCTCACGTAGTTACGGAGATGTCTAACCGGGTAGATAACGGAGAGCTAGGTTTCGAGCAGGCATCTATGGCCCTTGAGATCGGTGGGGTTCGGAAGGGCTTTGTCGATGTCATGTCTAAAGTTCGCCGTGGAGGTGAGGTCAACGAGGAAGACGGCATCGAGCTACGCCGCGCGTTCCGTCATAACATTCTTAACTCCAACGCTCAGATCATGCGTAAGTCAGGCATGCCATCATTGGCAGACTTCTTCGAGCCCGAGCGTGGTGGTGGCGGTCACTTCGAGCGCGTATCTGCAAACATGGGTAAGTTCATTATTCCTCTTACCCGCAAGATGCGTAACCTACCCGATAGTGGGAACTTCCTAAAGCGCTGGGTCGAAGGTGGCATAGGCCAGATGTACAACGCCAGTGTGGACACTGGTCGCCGTATGCTAAACATGGCTCCGATCCATCGTGAGCAGCAGCCTATGTCGCACGTAGCAATCAAGCGTGCACTTGAGGATGACCGTCAGATCGGCAAGTTAACTATGGAAGAACGTAGTATCTACAACTACATCCGCAGCTATTTCGATGAGGGTATTAACCGCCTAAAAGATTTGGGTATGCCCGTAGGCGTCATTAAACGTAACTACTTTCCGCAAATTTGGCGTAAAGACTTAATTGAAGCGGATCAGGAGCGGTTCGTGGAGATTATGGAACGCTACTTCTTAGCAGAAGCACGGGCCGATGGGCGTCAGCTACCTCAAGAAAGCGCGCGTGCAAAAGCTATTAAGGTTAAGAACCGCCTGATTGCTACGGATGGCGCTGATCCATCTGATGCAATGAGCCAGTACAAGATCACGGCTGATGCAGATGATAGTTTTGACTTCCAACGTCAGATCAGACTTGATGAATTCCCAGAGTTCAAAGACCCGCTAAACCCAGCGATGAACCTTGGTGCATTCTTGGAGAACGATCTACTAGCTGTCGTAACCAAGTACAGCGATAGCCTAGAGCAGCGTATCGACTTCCAGAAAGCCTTTGGCCCAAAAGCAATGGGCTACCATGACTACCTTGTCGTACAAGACCAAGGGCTAGATGGTGTCGCCAAGCTACTGACACATGGTAGAGTTATATCTCGTGACCACGCAAGCACACTAGCTACAGGCGAGCGAGTGCATGAGAAGAAATCAAACACGCTGTTCCACCCACCGTTTGCTGATGAAATCCAAGCACAGAAATTCGTGCAAGAACTGGCACTCAAAGCCCGTCGTGGAGCAAGCAAGGCAGAGCTACAGCAGACAATCATGTCTCGCCTAGACACGAAGGGTGAGCCAAGTGATGCAGCCCAGCGCATGCGTAAGAACTTTGCTCACCGTGCGAAGGCAATCGCAAACGCACTGCATGACAGCAAGGGTTTCCTAAACGAGAATGGGCAGATCATTCAGGTTGATAAGGCAAACATCCAACACGCAGAGGGCTTCTTCAAAGCTGCTCTACGTAAGGACATCGAGCCAGAAAACCAAAAGGTTGTGAATATGAAGGCAGCTTCTAAGTGGCTGCGCTCAGTCAATGCAGTTACATTGCTTGGCTTCACAACACTTTCATCAATGGGTGACTTGATCCTACCGCTTGTTCGCACTGGTGACTTCAAAGCCACATCACAGGCGTGGGCTAAGTTTATGTCTGATCCTGTATCTGGCAGCGCATACCGTGACATGATCCGTAACATTGGTGCGGCATCTGAGAACATTGTGCATCAGCGTATGACCAAAGCGTTTGGCGTAGATAACACCCGCTTCACGTCGGGCTTCTTTACAACAACGCTACTGACACCTTGGACAGATATGAACCGTGACTTAGCGGCAGCCGTAGCTTACGAGCACTTCCGCTCACAAGCACGGATTGCCTATGACGCACCCAATACGCGTCAGGGTCGTGTAGCCAAACGCATCTTGGATGAGGCTGGTCTAAGCGATGTATATCGCCGTAACCTAAACCTTGAAGCTGTACTGCGCAGTAACGAGGTTGGTCAGGAGCACCCATACCGTGAGGTACTCACGTCAGCGATCATTAAGATCGCGAACGAAAGCGTCTTTACGCCCAATGCAAATGACAGCCCTCTCTTTGCTCAGACGCCCGGCGGTGCTATTCTTTTCCAGCTTAAATCATTCCCACTAATGATGACCCGCTTGGGCCGTACAGTATGGGATGAAGCTGTAAACAAAGGTGATACGCGACGTATTGCTCCATTGCTTTACATGGCTGGTCTTGGCCCTATGTTTGGCTCAGGCGTTGTATTCGCTAAAGACGTCATCCAAGGTCGCGGCGGTGAAGACAACCGCGAGTTTGCCCCACGTGAACGAGCACTGACTGATAAGTTTAGTCTCGCAGAGGAGTTTGGATTATCCGAGGACGCCGATAAACTCGGTGGCTGGTACGTAGATGGCCTAATGCAAATGGGCGGTCTGGGTCTTATCGGGCAGCTAATGTATGACAGTGCTGCACAACTAGACAACGGAGCCTACGGCCAGATGCGGGTAATGGAACTATTCTTCGGGCCAAGCATGGGTCTTGCCAACGACGCGTTCAATGTGGCGGCAGGCATACAGGATGCAGCGTTTGATGCGCTTGGAGCGGAAAGCACCAACGCAAAAGAACGTGCGGCGGTGCGTGAAGTTCTGGGACGCTTCCCTGTCTTCGGTGGTGTGTCTGCCTTCCGTGAGGGTGGCACAGACTTTATCGCTGGAAAGCGTGGCGACTAACGACGACCTCGTAGAACCTCGGACACACGTCCGGGGTTCACACCCACAGCATTAGCGATATCTTGCTGACTTAGATCAAGGTCTACGGCCTCATGGCCTAGCTTTCTAATCTTTTCTAAGATTTCTTCCGTAATAGCATTGGACTTCACGGATGCTCTATTCGCCGGGCTACTACGGGTCATATGAGAAAGAGCCATACTAATGCGGTGCTTGACTTGGTGTGGCTCCAACAATTCTAGGTCTTCCATTACTTCGTCTAAAATTTCACGAGCTTTCGGAATGTTCGATCCCATTCATAATCTCCATCGCTTCATAGCCCGTACCCGCATAGCCACAGATGTCTACCCACGTGTCTAACTTGTCAGGGCTGGTGGTCATTCTCGATAGCTTCACTGCCATCATCATCATTGCGACATGCTCAACTCTTACCCGTGCGCCTTCTTTAAGAATGGGCCGGATTAGTACGGTCATCATCTCCGCAATGTCTCGAAAGTTATCTACGGGTTCCCCGTACTCTTTATTTCGGTCAGCGTTAATCAAACGCTTGGCTTCGTCGAGTGGACGATCACGTAGCTTTGACATGTCTTAACCTCATTACGTCTACCTCTAGCTCAGCGCTACGGCACTTGAGTTCTACGAGGCGTTCTTTCTCGTGTCTTATTTTCGTTCGTGCTCGATGTAGGTCGTCACCCTCATCGAGTTCACGTATTCGCTCGGCTACGCTTTCAATCTCCGCTTCCTTGCGGATGATCGCTGTACGCACCTCTGATAATTGTGTGAACGTGTCCATCTTATACCTTTGGCGTTGGTCTAAACTGCTCGTACTTATCGCACGGTTTCATTTCTGCTTTTTGGGTGAACGTGCACGTGAAGGTTCCGTACTTGTCAGCAAAGCTGTGTTTGCAAAACTGGCAAGCGGGGGATAGCTCGGGCTGGTTCCAACAGCTTTCCGATTTGAAGCAGCCTTTACACCGCCAATCCTCGGGTTCCTTTGCTACCCTCTCCGCTTGCCCATCGAGCGCCTGTTGTATCTTAACATACATTCCATCCCACTCCTCTTGATCGAAGTGGACAAGTTCAGCGTGATAGTCAGAATTGTTTTTATTGTACGCTATGAAAAACGAACGCTCGATATTGAACATCGCCATCATCATTTGCATCTGGCGATAGTATTTCTTGTGGGATGCTCGCACCCCTACGGTCTTAAACTTTTTCCAGTTCGCGTCGTTCATGGATTTGATTTCGAGAATGGCGGGGGGGCTGCCATCCTCGAAATCAATAAGCCCATCAGCGTTACAGACTACATGCCCGTTGAGCCATTCACGCCGATGTTGCTTACCCGTAATATCGTCCTTCTCCCACACCCGAACGTCAGCTTTCCTAATCATGTCCCGCACAACTATGTCTTCGATCTTATGTCCAAGGCCAAAGATGCGTTTAAGTTGCGGGTCAGGATCGCGGTCAGGGTAGCCACGTAGGGACAGAGCCATCTGGGCAATGCAGTCTGTCCCTGCCATGCTTGCGCCTATGTAGCAGCGCGCAGAGCCGCGATCCTCGTTAGCGTAGCCCTCGTTTATACGAGCGACTATCGACTGTGCTATCGGGTGTTGTGGGTGCATTAGAACGGTATCTGATCGTCTAGTTTCGCTTTTACTTCTTCCTTGGGTGGCGTGAAGTAGTAGTTCACTTCGGTGCGGGTCTTGCCATCACGTAACTTCTCTTTGATGTTGATGCCCACTTGCTTGCCACGGAAGTAGTCGGGTGATGGTGCGGATTGTCCATCGTGTCCGAGGTGCATAAGTAGGCTTTTCAAGCGTTCCTTACCGATGCGTACTGCGTCTGATGATGTTGGGTGATTAAGAGTAATCCACTGACGCACTGTGCCCGTGTCATTCTTGTACTCAATCTCCAACTGATGAGACTTTGTGCTGTCGTTTGCTACGACTTTGCTATCCGCAATCGTTACCACGTGACGCCCCGGGCCCAAGATGCTTACTGGCGCTTTGACCTCTACGTCTGACAGGTTAAGTCCTTCTAAACCTTCCCAACTCATGCCGCTTCTCCCTTCTGTTGATACTTGGCATACTGTTCTTCTGTCATGTAAATACGGCGCAACAATTCAGTTACGTCGTCTACATTCTCTACTGGCTGCAAGCGGCGATGCGCGTCACGCGCTTTGCCATGCCAACCACGCACTTCATCAGTTACAATGTAGCGCTGTACGTCCACCTTACCGTTCTGTTCAGACGTCTTACGCAGTAGGCAAAACACATGATCGAACAAGGCGGGTGCACCTTTTTGAATTTTCTTTTGGACAAGAGAAGGCCAGTAGTTTGTGACCCCGTTGTCGTCGCTTTCCTCTACGGCAAGCGCAGTGATGAGGACGTGCATGGGTAAATCTCTCACCCACTTTAATGCCCACATAATCTTGCGTTCGTAGTTCGCCCACTCCTCAAAGGTGATGTGCTCTTTGCCAGATTGCTTGATAACATCTTGGAAGCAGCGCTGCGAAAGCTCAGTTATACTGTCGATGGCAATCCATTTGTATTCTTGGTTGCGGAATTCGTCAGATGAAATGTGCTGCACAATCTGCTTGAATGAGTATCCATCCTTGGGCTCAGTATCAAACGTAGTGAACGGAATATAATCTGCCTCGATGTCTTGGATCGAGGACAATCCACTCTCACCAGACAGGATCAAACCTTTCCCAAATGTGCGTTGATAGTTTTTAATTTGGGTCGTTTTCCCTGCGCCGTGATGTCCGTAAAGGAGCAACTTGGAGGCAGAGGATACCGACCCATCGTTCGTCTTTAATGGCGTGATCTTCATTAGCCTGTAACCTTTATTGTTGGTGTGCCGCACTTAATTGTAAGCGCTTGTTTCAAAACGCTTTTAACTTCCTCGGGGGCGGCCTCGAACTTGGCCCGAGCAACTGTGTAACTGGTGGATACGCAATCTGGCGTAGCGTTGTTTGGATATAACGCCGATAGTTTAGACTTGTCCCACTCCCACTTCTCAGGGAGTTTGACTACGACTTGCTTGTCATCAGCGATGTTTACGGAATATTCTCCGGGTTCTTCTGGCAAGTCTGCTAGTAGTATCTCTTTATAATAAGATAGCGTTTCTTTGATTGCCTCAACTTGGGACGACAGTTCTGCATATCTTGATGCAGTCTCAAATAGTCGCTCATCTTTTGTGGTGATTTCTTCGGATGAAACTATGTCATCCCCGAAAAAAATTTCGCTCATTTAGGTGTGACCTTGATCTTTAATAGTTGCGTCTTAGTTGTGTGTAGCGTATACGCATCACTATGACAAGAGGAAAAAAGATACAAATGCACTTTGATATTCAGCAGTTACTCTCCGACCTTGGAGGGGCCGGACGCGTCGCTCAGCAATTAGGTGTTGGTCGCAACGTGCCTTATGGTTGGGTACGCCGCCAGTTTGTGTCTTCCGTTTATCTTTCAAAAATCAAGGAGGTCTGGCCAGAAACAGACCTCGATCAATATTTCACAGAGGGAGACACACGTGGAAGGAAAAACCAATCTTGATGCAGCGCTAGAGTACCTTGACCAAGGATGGGCTGTAATCCCAATACCCCAAGGCGCAAAGAAGCCATCGGTTAAGTGGGGAATTTACGTAGACGAAATGCGTTTACCTACCGAAGACGAAGTTACGGAATGGTGGACGCGTTGGCCTGATGCAAACCTTGCGGTAATATCAGGCCCGCTTAGCGGTCTTGTTGTAGTAGACTGCGATAACACAGAGGCCCGCCAAGCAGCAGAGGAAGCGGGCCTCACTCGCACACCATTCGTTGTACGTACAAAGAAGGGTTGGCATTATTACTTCCAATACCCACGAGGAAAAGAATGGATTAAGAACCGTGTCGGAGGGACTGCCGATGGCGTTGAGTGGCCAAAGGTTGATGGTCTTGATCTACGTGGATCGAAAGGCTACGCGCTTTTACCGCCAAGTAAGAACTACGAATGGCAAGTCATGCCCGGTGTCGATCTGGACGACATGCCTGTCTACGCTGAGCCTCGCTTTAATAGAACCAAGTCGGACACTAACATCGTAGACTTTAACGACTTCAAGTTTGAGGGCATGTCCCTTGCTGACGTAAAAGCCTATCGCTCGATTTGGGATGACACACACGACCTTGTATCACGTGTGGGTAAGCTGCCTGAGGGCGGCGGTAACGGACGCGATGATCGTCTTTGGAAGTGTATAAGTGAAGGTGCAGCGCAAGGTTTGCGTGGCGCTGATCTTGTAGCCAATGCTCAAGAGTTTATGTCGGAGTTTTTTCTTGATGAAATCTCGGAAGCCAAAGTACGCCAAATGTGCAGTCGCGTTGAAGGTATGGAACAGAAGAACCACCCTGACCGTCTGGCACCTGAGAAACCAACGGACAATAGAACGCCTACCATTAAGGGTATTACAACTGCTGATATAGAACGGCTCAAGGAAGAAGCGGGTACTACGGAATACTACGTCGAGCCTATCATCCCTACGTCTGGAACGATCATGCAAGTTCACGGGTACTCTGGCCACGGCAAGTCCATGTTTACACGTCACATGTTGTACGCTGCGGCTGCGGGAGACAACCGCTTTGGCCCATTCGATCTACACCGTGTGCCCAAAGTTTTGTACTGTGACTTCGAGAACTCTCGTACCAACGTTGCGCGCTTCATGGATCGCTGTGTTCAATCATTCGGTGATGCGGGCGACAACTTCGTAATCTTTGCTCCATTCGACAACGATCACGCTATGAACCTCAAGACAAAAGAGGGGCTTGTAGAACTTGAGCAATGGATCGGCGCAGTCAAGCCTGACATCCTCGTAATCGACACGGTACGATCAGCGTTCCCCGGGCTAGAGGAAAACAGCGCAGAAGAATGGTCGAACATAAACCAACTGTGCTTGAAGCTACGGAACGCGGGCATCAGTGTTATCCTCGTGCACCACAGCAATAAACCAAGCGATGGCTCTGTATCTGGTCGTGAAGCGGGTAGCTCTAATCAGCTAACCGTTTTGGAAACCCAGATTAAAGTTACGCAAGTCTTTAATGACAAAGCTACAGCCCAAGCAAAGGCGGGCTTGTATGATGGCGACCTGTCCAACCTACCAATGGATCGACTACGCACAGGCATCAACGACGAAGAACGCTTGGAGGTTTGCACTGAGTTGCGCTACGGCAAGGTGCGTGAGTACACCGATATGCACGAGCCAGTGATGTACCTCGGTTACGTGGGTGACATGGAGACTGACAAGGTGCGTATAGTTGCTGAACGCACAGCAAAACAGAAAGCAATATTATTTGCTCGACAGTGGGTAGACAAAGATGGCGTGACCCGCACTGCCTTGAGTGACTATGAGATAGCTGACATGGTGCAGCGACCTCTCTCGATTGTTCGAGAATGGACAATGCCAATCAGGGCTGTGGATCATGGAGCCCGAGTTGCAGAGATGAAATAAAAAAGAACCCCCGCCTAGCGCGGGGGTTTTAGTTTTCTCTGGAGAACGAACTGTAGAGGCAGTTAGTGCAGGCATTGCATGGAACAACCCAGAGAATAGTGAGGTTGATTGGGAGATCTTCAACCTACGTAGATAATGTTGCGTAAAGACAACTTTGTCAAGCCGTAGACACAACTTTTCTTCCGTAGTTTTTTCGATAAAATCGCGTCGCTGCTTAACGTTCTCTCGTCTGCTCGAAGCACCCTATCCCCGATAGGGATGCTTCGTTTGCCTTCGCTCTCTACGCTTTAGCGATTTTATCGGGTTTGTCAAAAAAGTCAATACCAAATTGGGAACTTTAGTTGTTGCGCTCACGCAACTATGTTACACCATACATATTATAACCAAGGAAAGGCATTAGATGTCACGGATTAAGCTCTCCAAAGAACAGGAGGCTTGGCTCGCGGATCAACATTCAAAGCTCACCCATAAAGAATTAGCCGCTGAACTAGGCTGCTGCGTAGATACGCTAAAGCGAATGCTCATGCGTCGTAACCTTCAATATTTTCCCGGGGCTAAGTACCAGTTCAGAGAACCCCCGAAAACTTGGAAGCGCCCTTGCCAAACATGCGGCTGCACCAAGACAAGACCCAAGTATCAATACCGCTGCAACTCTTGCCACGAGCGCGAGGAGGAGCACCCCGATTTTTTTAACGAGGCCGCATACGCGATTGACGTTACCTCAACTAAACTAACTCACCCGAACTTCTACGGCGATGTGGTGGGTGACAGGTGGCATGCGGCCCTAGCCCACACATTCACAGGATTTCATCACCCCACCATCCACGTGCGCTATAGCGTACGCAATCAAAGGAACAATCATGGGCAATCCCCAGAAAGCTAAAGGCGACAAGTACGAGAACGATCTCGCCAAGTATTTCAACGAGCACATCTACGGAGCGGAGCAATGTCAACGGGCTCCCCTATCCGGTGGTGGCCGTGTCGGTATCCAAGCGGGAGGCGCTGACTTACTCGGCACTACGGGTTTGTTCATCGAGGCCAAGCGCGTAGAGCGACTTAACTTCCGTGATGCTATGGCGCAGGCAGAAAAGAATATCGTGCAAACCAAAGCCCCAGAGTATCCCGTAGTAATCACTCGCCGTAACCGTGAGGCATTGGACGACAGCATGTGTGTAATGCGGTTAAAACATTATAAGGAGCTATACAAAGCGTGGCTCCAAGTGAACGGATACAATTACGGATGATGATACATGGCGGTACTAGAGATACTAGCCGCCGCTAACGCATCAATATCAATTATCAAGACCAGCATCGGGCATGGGAAAGATATGGCCTCAATGGCCAAACATTTCGGAACCCTACTCGGTGCAGAGGAGCAGCTTCAAAAGGCGGTAAACAAAAAAAAGAGCAGCTTCAAAGCTAAGCTCATGGGCGGCACCGAAGAAGACTTCGAGGAGTTCGCTCAATTAGAGAAGCTACGGGCACGTAAGAAAGAGCTCGAAACTTACATGCGATTGATGTGCGCACCGGGCACTTATGACCGCTACGTAAAGCACATGGCTGACGCACGCAAAGCACGCCGTGAAGCAGAGAAGGAAGCGAAGGCCGCCAAGCAAGAGATGATAGAAGCCATGTGGCTTGTTATCGTAATCATACTAGCGGGTGCCTGCCTTGGAGGCTTTATCTGGTACAGGATGACGCTGCTATGATGTGCTACTTCATAGGTGCTTTCGCTGCCTACATCGAATTAAGTGGGCAGCCTACGCCTGTGGGAGTATGTGTCTACGAGTGCACTGAAAAAAAGATTATCTACCGCTATGTTCCATACGGGATGGCTTGCCCCAGCAAGCAGAAACTTACGATGGCATCCGAGAGCAAGGCGTCCGACCCCTTGATGGGGCCGTCCACCACGCAAACGAAAAGCGAAAAAGAGGACGACGCAACAAAACACCTCTTGGTATTCTCTGAGAAAGAATAAACGAGGATTTAAGTGGTGGGTTTGGAGCATATCATTACCATCGCCGTAGCATTGGTAGGGTCTGCGGGCTTCTGGTCGTTCATGTCAATGCGCGAGAAGCAGAGGCGCGACGCCAACGCAGAGTACCAAGCCACCCTCAAAGCACAGGTAGATCGTCTTGCTGGCAAGCTCGATGAGAAGACCGACCAGATAGAGAATTTACTAAAGGAGATTGCGGAGCTTCGATCTGACCTATCAACCGCAAAGACAACCATCACCCATTTAGAAACGATGCTTCGCTCTCGCTAGTTTGAACTACGAGCAAAACATTTACACGGGCCGTGCAGCAGAATTCTTCGCTGCCTATACTCTCGAACTTGCTGGCCTACGGGTCACACACGTAGACCTTCCCTACGACGATCTCTGGGTAGCTCACCCTGACGGGGAGATCATCCGCGTCCAAGTTAAGTCAGCACGCAGGCCCGGTCTACGCAAAGACCGTAGCAACCCAAAGCCCCGCTACAACTTCAAGACCAATGAACGAAAGCACCCCTCGTACGATGGTGTCTACGTTTTCGTAGCCCTTGACCTCTCCATACTGATTGCTCGCCGCTGGGACGACACGCCCCCCGTATCCCTTAAAATCAATCCTAAGGAGTTCACCCTTGAAAATCAGATCGCAACCTTAACGCGGGAGTTTAAGATATGAGAAAGATCGACAAGATCGTAGTCCACTGTAGCGCCACACGTCCAGAGTGGATGGCAGACGAAGGCATCAACGCCCAACTACTAGAGATCGACCGCTGGCACCGTGATCGCGGCTTTGACATGGTAGGTTACAACTACCTCGTATCCCGTAGCGGAGAAGCCGTAGTCGGTCGCCCTCTTGAGAAGACCCCTGCCGCACAGAAGGGACACAACACGGGCTCCATTGCCATCTGTCTTATCGGCGGGTTCGGCAGCGACGCAGACGACCTAGCTATGGAGCACTACACTCCTGTCCAACTTGCGCGCGCCTACTCCCTCATCAAAGAATTGCAAGAGCAGTACAACGTCAAGACAGAGAACATCATAGGT